GAGACATCATGAGTCTGACCTTCGGCAGCGGATTCCTGTACGGGATCAACACCAATGCCAACTCCACGCCGATCAAGCTCGGCAAATTGCAGGACGTATCGTTCGACTTCTCCTTCACGTTGAAGGAACTGCGCGGGCAGAACCAATTCCCGATTGATGTGCGGCGCGGTTCGGGCAAGCTGACTGGCAAGGCCAAGTTCGCCGAGCTTTCCGGGCGCGCGTTGAATGATCTGTTCTTCAGCGGCACGTCTGCCACTGGCCTGCTGCTGTCGGCAGTCAACGAAGTCGGCACGGTCACCACGGCTACCGTCACGGTTGCCAATGCCGCCAACTTCGACACCGATCTGGGCGTGGTGTATGCCGCAACCGGCTTGCCGCTCACCAAGGTGGCCAGTGCTCCGGCTGCCGGTCAGTACAGCGTATCGGCCACCGGCGTGTACACCTTCAATACTGCCGACAACACCAAGCAGGTATTGATCGACTATCTGTACAACGCCACCACCGGCGGCTCGAAAATCACGCTGGGCAATGCACTGATGGGCAATACGCCAACCTTCATGGGCGTGTTCACCGCCCAGGTCGGCGGCAAGACCAACACCCTGAAACTCAATGCCTGCACCTCGTCGAAACTAGCGCTGGCAACCAAGCTGGAGGATTACACCATCCCGGAACTGGATTTCACGGCGATGGCGGACACCACCGGCTCCCTTGGCATCTTCTCTGTGGCGGACTGATCATGATCAACGGCAAAACCATCACCCTGTCCGGGCGCGAGTTCGTCGCCCCTCCGGTCAACTGGGCCACCTTCAAGCAGTTCAAGGTGGAATTCGCGCAAATCCAGCAAGGTACATGGACGCCCGACTTCGACGTCATGGGCTCCATCATCCTGCAGGCGTTGCAGCGCAACTACCCGGAACTGACCGAGGCGGAACTGGGCAAGTCGCTCGACATTGCCAACATCGGCATCGCCTTCTCGGCGGTCATGAATGCCAGCGGCTTCGAGGATCACGTACCGGGGGAAGCACAGGCGGCAGTGAGCCCATCGACTGGGACGAACTGACCGCCCATATCGCCATGTGCACCGGCTGGTCGTGGGACACCATCGACCGGGAAATGGACCTGATCCGGTTTGCCGCGATGAGCCGCTACTGGGACAGGCATCCGCCGCTGCATCTCATGGTGCAGAGCTATCTGGGCATCAAACCTGTCATTCGCAACACCGCCCAAGCCAAGCCGGAAGCGGCCAACACCGACAACGACCTGCAGGAATTCGTGCAACTCTTCACCGCCGCTGGCGGCACACTCAGCTAGAGAACACCCATGTCCACCACCATCGGCACACTCGAAATCGAGATGGCGGCGAATATCGCCCGTCTGTCTGCCGATCTGGGTGCCGCACGCGCCGAGGTCAACAAGACGATGGGCGACATCCAGCGCTCGGTGGCCAGCATGCAGGAAGGCATCCAGTCCGGCATGGGCGGTGTCACGGCAGCCTTCGGCAAGGTCAATGTGGCCATTGCGGCTGTCACCACAGCCTTGGCCGGAGGGGCTGCCTTCAAGAGCGCGGTCGAGGAAACAGTCAACATGACCAAGGAAGCCAATGCGCTGGGCAAGTCCCTCGGCATCTCGGCAACCGAGGCCTCGGTGCTCAATATCGCACTGGGCGACATCTATCAGTCGTCCGACACCATGCTGGCCGCCAACAAGGCGCTGACCAAGCAGTTGATCGGCAACGAAAGCGCGTTCAAAGAACTGGGTGTCGCCACCCGCGACCAGAACGGCCACTACCGCAACAGCCTGGACATCATGCTGGAGGTCAACCAGCGCCTGCTCGGCTTCCGCGAGGGCACCGACCGCAACATCGAAGGCATGAAGGTGTACGGCAAGGCATGGGGCGAAGTATCCGGCATCCTAAAGCTCAACACCGATCTGATGGAAGCCTCCCGCGCCAAAGCGCGCGAGCTGGGCCTCATGGTCGGTGCAGAAAACGTTGAAGCCACCGCCCGCTACCGTGCAGCGATGAATGATGTCGGGGATGTGGTGTCCGCCGTGCGCAAGACCATCGGGGATGCCATGCTGCCCAAGCTGACCGAGATGGCGAACTGGTTCGCCAATGTCGGCCCACAGGCTGTGGAAGTGATGCGCACCGTGATGCAAAGCTGGCTCACCGTATCGGCCAGCATCGGCGATGCGGTCAAGGCGGCCTGGACTGCGGTGTCCGATGTGTTCTCTGTCGTGGTCGATGCCGTTAAAGGCGCACTGGGCGATGGCAGTCCCTCGATCTCCGGCATGCAATTGTTCAAGAACATGTGTGCGGTCGTCGAGATCGCCGTCATCACCCTGCGCTCAGGATTCGAGGAGTCGTTCGCTGCCATTGCCCTCGCAGTTGAACTGGTGGTGATCGGCCTCAAGCAGTTCGCGCAAATTGCCTCGGCTGCCTTCCGTCTGGATTGGGAAGGCGTGAAACAGGCCTGGCATGAGGGTTCGACCGCTGCCGCCGAGGCCGTCGAGCGCAACATGAAGCGCATGACCGATGCGGCCCAGAAAGCCCGGCAGGACATCGACAACGCGGTCACCCGCGCCTATGACGATCCCAAACCGGTCACGCCGACCGAAGCGAAGACTGGCGGCAATACATCCAGCGGCAAATCCGAGTCCGGCCAGAAACCGAAGTCGCATGTCGCCGAGTATGAAGCGCAGCTGATGGAACTCAAGCAGGCACGCGACCGCGAGAACGAGGTCAATCACACCTTCTTCGAGTTCTCCAAAACCGAGGAACGTGCCTACTGGCAAAACATCCTGCAAACCCGCAACCTCTCCAAAGAGGAACGCATCGCCGTCGAGCGCAAGATGCTGGATGCTTCGCTGGCCGTGCGCAAAGAGGAAGCGCAAAGCCAGCAGGAGGAAATGAAGCGGCAGATCGAGGCGGCCCGTGCCGGTTCCATCGAGCGCATCCAGGTTGCCATGCAGGCCGCTACCCGCATCGGCGAGCAGTACGGAATGGAGAGCCGTGAGTATCGCAAGGCGATGGACGAGGTGCGTCGTGCCGCGCTCGAGCGTGCCAAGGAAGAAGAACGTCTCACCCAGATGCGCGCGGATTCGGCACGCAATGCGAATCTGCATCTGCTGTCCATGGAGCGCGAGCGGCTGAATCTGTCGAAGCAACTGGGCGACATCTCGGCGATTGAGGAAATCAACGCGCTGCGCGATCTGGATAATCGCAAATACCAGATCGAACTGAAAGCCGCCGAAGACCGTGCCGCGCTGGTGGAAGCGGAACCCATCGCCTATCAGCAGGCCATGGACCGCATCGCCCAGATCAAACAGCAACACGATCTGGAGATGCAGCGCTCGACGACCGCTCTGGCGCAGGCTCAACGGGATGAAGCGTTGCAGATGTTCCAACCCTTCACCAACGCCTTCGAGAAAAGCGTCACCGCGATGATCCAGGGCACGGTCACCTTCAGTCAGGCCATGCGCAACATGGCGCAGTCTATCGTGATGGAGTTCGTGAACATGGGTGTGAAGATGGTCGCGCAGTGGCTGGCCAACGAGGCCGCCAAAACGCTCGCGACCACCACCGGAACGTCCATGCGCACTACGCTGGAATCCTCGGCGGCGACCGCCACCAAGTCGATCGCGGTCAGCACCGCCAATGTCGAAGTGGGAGCCAAGGCAGCCAGTGCGGCAGCGGGTGCCGCTTCGTCGCAGGCCTCGATTCCGTTCGCAGGTTGGGCGATGGCCGCTGCCGCCTTTGCGGCAGTAATGGCCATGGTGCTGGGAGCCAAGAACACGATCGCGTCCGCTGCCGGTGGTTTCGATATTCCGGCAGGACTCAACCCGATGACGCAGTTGCACGAGCGCGAAATGGTGCTGCCTGCCGAGCATGCCGACACCATTCGTGGCCTGTCGGCCAACTGTGGTCAGCAGCCGATCAACATCCAGCTTTCCACCTTCGACACACAGGGCGTAAAGCGCTTCCTGATGGACAACGGCAGCGTGATTGCCGATTCCCTGCGCGCGCAGGCCAGAAACTTCAAGACGATCTGATACCCGAACAGGATGACAAATTGGCATGAGCAATCTGGTGTTTCCAACCCTGCCGGGTTTGACGTGGAATATTGTCCGCTCGCCCCAGTGGGCGACCCGTATCCAGAAAGCGGTGTCGGGCAAGGAGTTCCGATCGGCATGGATGTCCTCGCCACTCTACAACTTCCGCCTCTCCTACGAAATGTTGCGCGAGGCGGCGAGTTTCCAGGAAATCCAGCAGTTGGTTGCCTTCTTCAACAACGTGCGCGGTTCGTTCGATTCGTTCCTGTATCTCGACCCGAACGACAACGCGGTCACCGCGCACAACTTCGGCACCGGCAACAGCGTGCAAACCGCATTCCAGTTGCTGCGCAGCTACGGCGGCAATCTGGAGGCGATCGGCCAGTTGAATGGCACGCCGTCCATCTATGTCGGCGGCGTGCTGCAAGTGGCGGGCACGCATTACACCCTCGGCAGCACGGGACTGGTGACATTCGTTACCGCCCCGGCAGCGGGCGTCGCCCTGACCTGGAGCGGCAGCTATTACTACCGCTGCCGCTTTCTGCAGGACACGCTGGAACTGTCCGAGATCATGAACACCGTGTGGGAAGCTAAAAAAGTCGAGTTCGTCGGCTCCCTCACTCCGAACCGCATCTGATATGAAATCTGCTTCTGCCAACTTGCTCGCCATGCTGAATGGCGCGGGCAACAGTCTGGTCATGGCCGATTGCTATACCGTCACCCTGCTGGGTGGTCAGGTGCTGCGCTATACCGATTTCGATCTGGACCTGATGCTGAACGGCGCGCTCTACAACAGCAGCGGCATCAAGTTCAAGCGCAGCCGGATACGCTGGATCGCGGGGCTGGAAGTCGACACACTGGATTTGACGCTGTATGCCAATCCGGCAGACACCTTGAATGGCGTAGCCTTCCTGCGGCAGGTCAAGGGCGGTGTGCTGGATGGTGCGACCATCCGTCTCGATCGCGCCTACATGGTTGCTGGCAGCACGGCTGCCGAGGGGCTGCAACTTTTTGCCGGACGCATCGCCGAGGTGCAAACCAGTCGCACGGAAGCTCGCCTGAAAGTCAAAAGCTGGCTGGAGCTGCTCAACATCAAGATGCCGCGCAATCAGTATCAGGCGGGATGCAGCAATGCGCTATTCGACAGCCAGTGCGGTCTGGCCAAGGCAGTGCTCGGCGTGGCAGGCTCGATCACGGGTGGTGCAACAGCAACCTGGTTTCCCTCTGCGATTGCGCGGGCTGCAGGCTGGTTTGATCTGGGCACGGTGACCTTTACCTCCGGTGCCAACATCGGTATCTCGCGCACCGTGCGTGCCTATGCCGCTGGCGCATTCGCCTTCAACCTGCCATGGCCCAACGTACCGGTGATCGGCGACAGTTTTACTGCATGGCCCGGCTGCGACAAAAACCTTGCAACCTGCCAGACCAAATTCGGCAACGGGGCGCGCTTCCGTGGCGAGCCCTTCATCCCCATTCCGGAAACCGCTTACTGATCATGACCGAAGCTCAACAACGCACTGCGCTGGTGACTGCTGCGCGCAGCTGGCTGAACACGCCCTATCACCACCGGGCGCGCATCAAGGGGGCCGGAGTGGACTGTGCGCAGCTACTGATCGGCGTGTATGCCGATGCCGGACTGATCACCGCGTTCGACACTGGCGAGTATCCGCCCGACTGGATGCTGCATCGCGAGGAGGAACGCTTCCTCGCCTGGATCGACCAATATCTGGTGGAAGTGGAACAGCCCTTGCCGGGAGACGTGGTGATCTGGCGTTTCGGGCGCTCGTTCTCGCATGGGGCGATCGTGACGGACTGGCCCGAATTCATCCACGCCTATCGCGTGGCGGGCTGTGTGTGCCTCGGCAATCTCGAGCAGGACCTCGACTTGTCGCGGCGTAGCGTGCGTTTCTACAGTTACTTCAAGGATTGAGCCATGGGAGGTTTGTTTGGCGGTGGCGGCAGTGCGCCGACCACGCCTGCACCGCAACGCCTGTCCGGCGTGCGCATGCAAAGCTCGACCTTCGGGCTGCCCAAGCAGATCGTGTATGGCCGCCACCGCATCACCGGAAACATCCTATGGTACGGCGATTTCGTAGCCACGGCGCAAACCTCGCAGGCCGCTTCCGGCGGCAAGGGTGGGGGCGGCGGTGGAGGTGGCAGCCCGCAGGTGACCGGCTATCAATACAGTGCCTCGGTCGCCATCGGACTGTGCGAGGGGCCGGTGTCCGGCATCATCAGCATCTGGGAGGGCAAGAAAAAGGTCAACGGTCTTGCTTCCTCGCCCACAACCAATAACTTCAAGGGGCTGCTGCCCGGAGGTGGGCAAGCACGGTTCAATGGCGTAGCAGGACAAGCGCCGTGGGCATATCTCAGTTCGCGCTTCCCGGCACAGGCGCTCAACTATCCGGGGCTGGCCTATATCGCCGCCACGCGGGTCGATCTGGGCAACAACGCGCAACTGCCGAACTACTCGTTCGAGATGCAGGGCATGGCGCAGTATTCGGCAGCTATCGTCGATGCCAATCCACGGGACATCATTTATGACTTTCTGACGAATGCCAAACATGGTGCGCTGTTTCCTGCGGCACAGATCGGCGACACCACCCCATTCTCCAGCTACTGCATCGCCAACGGCATCTTCATCAGCGCCGTGGTCGACTCCCAGAAGAGTGCTGCCGAATGGATATTGCAGTGGCTGAAATGCTGCAACGCCACCGTGGTGTATTCCGATGGGCTGCTGAAATTCGTCCCCTACGGCGACGAAGCCGTCACCGGCAACGGTGCGACTTACACCCCGGTCATCACGCCGCTGTATGACCTCGATGACGATGCCTTCATCGCCGATACCGGAGCCGATCCGGTCACGGTGGTTCGCAAGGCGCAGTCGGACACGCCGAATGCCATCAAGGTCGAGTATTCCAACCGGGGTAATTTCTACAACCCGGAGATCGCGGAAGCCTGCGACCAGGCCAACATCGAGGCCTACGGCTTGCGCCCCGCCTCCCCGGAAAAACTCTCCGAGATCTGCGATCCTGCGATTGCGCGCCATGTCGCGCAACTGATCCTGCAGCGTGGCCTGTACATCCGAAACCATTATGAGTTTCGCCTGCCGTGGAAGTATGCGCTGTTGGAACCTATGGATGTGGTGACACTCACGGACAGTGCCTTGGGACTCAACCATGAGTCGGTGCGCATCGTCAGTATCGAGGAGGATGAAGCAGGACTCTTGACGGTGCTGGCCGAAGAGTTGCCGATTGGTGTGGCAGCGGCGGCACGTTATGCCCAGCAGGCAGGTAGCGGATTCGCGGCGGACTTCAATGCCGATCCGGGCAATACCCACGCACCGGTGATCTTCGAAGCACCCGATCTGCTCACCGCTGGCACCGGTCTGGAGATATGGATCGCGGCCTCGGGTGGTGCGAACTGGGGTGGTTGCGAGGTATGGGTGTCGCGCGACAATGCGAGCTATCAGAAGGTCGGCGAAATCCATGGCGCAGCCCGGCATGGCGTGCTGACCGCGCCACTGGCGGCGGGCGGCGACCCGGACCGTCTGCACAGTCTGGCAGTGGATATTGCTATATCGGGCGGACAACTGACCGGCGGTACGCAGGCGGATGCCGATGCGCTCAACACGCTGTGCTATGTAGACGGCGAACTGATCGCGTTCCAGAGTGCCACCCTCACCGCGCCCGGCAACTATACGCTGGGTACCTATCTGCGGCGAGGGGCCTACGGCACACCGATTGCCGCGCACAACAAGGGTAGCCTGTTTGCCCGGCTGAACCGGGCGATTTTCAGCTACCCGTTCACTGCCGACATGATCGGCGCACCGCTGTATCTGAAATTTCTGTCGTTCAACACCTTCGGTGGTGCGCGGCAGACATTGGACATGGTGCAGCCGGTGACCTGGAATGTGACCGGAGTGGCATTGAAATCGCCGCTGCCGAACGTGACGGGTTTATCCAATGCCTATCGCAACGGACAGGCCTTGCTGTCGTGGCAGCCGGTGACGGATTTTAGGCCCGTGGATTATGAGGTGCGGCTGGGCAGTAACTGGCAGACCGCCATCGTGCAGGGACGCACGCCCTTGCATGAGTTCGTGGTAGCGCAATCCGGCACTTACTGGGTTGCGGCACACTTTGCCAACGCCAGTGGTGTATCGGCCTATTCTGCGGCAGCGCAGTCGATCGCCATCGGCGGCGGCATCCTGCCTGCCAATATCGTGGCCAGCCGCGATGAAGCAGCCAGCGGTTGGATGGGAGCCTGCACCACCCCGGCGTTCCGCGATCCGGTCGAGAAAGCCGTGAAATTGGGTGGCTCGGCGCTGTTCTCGTCCATTCCGCTGATCTCGGCGGCCAACACGGTCGAGTATTACGGTGGCATTGCCAGTGGCGGCTTCTACCAGATTCCGGTGAACAACGAGATCGACATCGGCACGCCGCAAGCCTGCAATGTATCGGTGGCTGTGCAGGCGGCATCCGACACGCCGTTTGCGCTGGTGTCGATGATTCCGGTGTTCTCGGCTCAGGCCAGTGTGCAGGGCAATTTCTCGGGCAAATCTGGACTGGCGGTCGAGATCGATACGGCGCAGGCCAATCTGGTGTGGCAAGGCTGGCGGCCTTTCGTGCCGGGGCAGTATGTGGCTCGGCGGTTCCGTTTCCGGGTACGGCTGGACAGCACCGATCCGTCCGTCTCGACCATTCTGTCCGGCATGAGTTTCAGCGTGGACATGCCAGACCGGGTGGATACCGGCACGGCACTGGCGGTACCTGCTGCGGGCAAGGCGGTCGTGTTCGCCACGCCGTTCCAGATCGTGCCCAACGTGCAGATCACCATTCTCAACCCCATGGCCGGAGACGTCATCGCGTTTCCGGCACAACCCACGACGATCGGCTTCACGGTGCAGATCACCAACGCCGGTGTCGGGGTGGCTCGCAACATCAACTGGCTCGCCAAGGGCTACTAAGGAATCCCATGTCTCAAAACTCTCTCGTCATTGCCGACGGCACGGGCGCGCAGGTGCTCGCCGCAATCAACAATGCGCTGGACACCCTGCGCACACAGTTCTCGGGGCCGACACCACCCGGCACGCCCCTGCCGTATCAGGTTTGGGCAGATACGACCACCGGGGTGCTCAAGGTTCGCGATGCGGCAAATACCGTCTGGATTCCGGTTCAGCCCCTGAGCGGCTTGGGCTACAACGTCACCAAGACGCTGGCGGGCGGCACTTACACGTTGACCGAGTTTGAAGCACTGGCATCGAGCTTCGAGTTCAACGGTGCACTGACTTCGAATCTGGTGATCGTCGTGCCGAACAACATGCCAGTGTTCGCCGTGGAAAACCTCACCACCGGTGCATTCACCGTCACGATCAAGACGGCAGCAGGCACGGGGCAAGTGATCGGTCAGGGTGAAATCTCGATGCTGTACTGCAACGGGGCCAACTGCGAGTTCATCTCGGATACGCAGGGCACCGCGCCACAGCGTCCGATTCTGTCCCTGTTGCGCACCACTGCACTGGCGCTGACATCCAGCGTGTGGAACACCATCGTGTTTCCGATTCCCTCGGTGCAGGCGGTCAATGGCGGCATGACGCAGGACCCGGCCACGGGTGGCGCGGTTATTTCGCAAACAGGGTGGTATCGCATCACCGGGCAGGCCACTTTCACGGTCAGTCCTGCACTGCATGTCGCGATAGCCATCCTGCTCAATCGTGCTGTGGCCTGGTATGGCGGCGCGGCCACAACCACCGCTGGCTGGTACAGCTCACCGGTAGTGGATTACATCGCCTACCTCAACGCCGGGACGATCGTCGATCTGGGTGTTCTGCCCTGGGGGGCCACCGCCACGCTACAGGCATGGGGAGCGACATATGGCCCCGGTGCCACCCAACTCAAAGTCGTTCGCATCGCATAAGGAGGAGATATGCAACATCTCAATCACAACGTCATTTTGCGCATCCATCCGCAAGCGGTGCCGAACGTGGATTTTTACGTGCGCATCGTCGGAGAAAACACGCTGCCCGAACTGGTATGGCTGACCGACAGCCTGCCGGAACCCACACCCAATGAATTGCAGGCGGCCATCACCAGTGAACTGGCCGAGCGGCAGGCGCAAGCCTATATCGCCCGACGCGCCGCCGAGTATCCGCCGATGCAGGACTACATCGATGCGCAGGTCAAAAAGGCATCCGGCGACCCCGTCGTCCGGGAAGCCGGGCTGGCACAGGAAGCCGCGTACATCTATGCCTGCACCGCCATCAAAACCAAATATCCGAAGGGAGAAAGCAAATGAATCCGAACACCACGGGTGAACGCGAACACTGGCATGTCGGCAAGGAAATCCCGCTGGCGCTGATCGTGGCGATCGTTACCCAGACCGCTACCGGCATCTGGTGGCTGTCCAGCGTGTCGAGCAAGCTGGACAACCTGTCCGGTCAGGTGAAGGAGATGCGCGACGAGCGTTACACCCGGAATGACGCCATGCGTGATGCCGCACTGGTCAATCAAATGATGCACGACATGGACCGCCGTGTCACCACTCTGGAAGCGAGGAAGAAATGATCGATAGCCGTGATCTGAATGAGCTGGCTCCCGCAGCCCACAAACGGGCGGAAGCCTTCTTTGCGGCGTGCGCCGCCGATCCGGAATTGCGGGCACAGGGCATCACGGTGATGGCCACCAGCACCTACCGTGATTTCGAAGCTCAGACTGCAATCTACGCACGCGGCAGGACTGCGCCCGGCAAGATAGTGACCAATGCCCGCGCCGGTGACAGTTGGCACAACTGGCGCTGCGCGTTTGACGTGCTGCCGCTGCGTTGCGGCAAGCCCGTATGGGGTACCACCGGTGCTGACCGTGCCATGTGGCAGCGGCTCGGAGAGATCGGCGAGCAATGCGGACTGGAATGGGCGGGTCGCTGGACCACTTTCCGCGAGATGGCGCATTTCCAGTACACCGGTGGGCTGACGTTGGCGGATTTCAAGGCTGGCAAAACGATAATGGCTTAAGGAGAGAATGATGAGCGACTTTGATTGGAAGAAAGCGGTAGCGACGATTGCGCCGAGCCTGGCGACCGCGCTGGCTCCCGAACTGGGATTGGCCGGTGTTGCCATCCGTGCCATCGGCGAGGCAGTCGGCGTACCCAATGCGACCGAGCAACAGGTGTCAGCTGCGATCGCGCAAGCCACGCCTGCCGACCTGCTCTCCATCAAGCAGGCCGACCAGCAGTTCGAGAAGGACATGGCTGCCATCGGTGTCGATCTGGCCAAGATTGCTGCCGAAGATCGGGCCAATGCGCGCGACCGGGAAATCAAGACCGGCGACAGTTGGACACCGCGCATCCTCGCTGCCGTCGTGGTGCTGGGATACCTC